TTATTATAAGGTATGAAAAAGAACCCATACCGATACAAACAGCCAAAAAAAAAGAAAGGTGAAAAAGAATTTTATCAAGCCTTATGGAAAATATTAGAAAAAGATAAACAAGATGAAGAGGATAAATCCTAAAGATTTAGTAGCTTATAAAAAATATAAACAAACTTTTGACAGATTAAAAAAATATCAACCAAAGGTCTATCAAAGACTAATTAGATACCAATTAAATATATTTATTGAATTAGGAACTTTAAAATTAAAACAAGGAGAAGAAGATGAAAACTTATATTCATGTAAATCAACACAAGATAAGAGCAAATAAAAAAAACAATACGAACGATCCTGTAATTACAGTAAAACAAGGTAAAAAAAATACTTATTGCCATGCAGTAAAAATATTTGGTGATAGTGTTGTTAGATATGGTGGTAATGAAAAACCAATCTTATCCTGTGGCGCAAGAGTTGTTATTGAAACAGAATCGGAAATAGAAATTATTGAATAAAGGAGATAAAGATGAAAACACAAAAGATTGACCATACACCTGAAGCTGTTGGAAAACTTACTGTAAATTATGAGCCATCAGCGAGTATTTTAGAGCCTATAATTACAGGACAAAATCCCTATCAAACTAGAAATCAAGTGTTAGAGAATTGTCATAAAGCCATGAATGGTGAAGATATATCTATACCTACCAATAATTATATGGAAGTAGGGAATGTCTTAGAAAAACCTGTGGCAGAATTGGCTTGTAAAAGGATTGGCTTGTTAGATGCAGAATTAGTTATTACTGAAGCAGTTAGGCACAAAAGAATCACCTTGAATGGCTCTATAGATGCTATTGGTGTAGCTGATAATATTTTTGTTACTAAAGATGTAGATAAAGGTTTTTACTGTCCAGAACTCGAAGATGGCGAAGGCATTAAGCTAAATGGCAAAGGGATTATGGAAATAAAAATTACTAATGCGCCATTAAGCGAAAGCCTACCGCCTTATCGCGGTGTTATACAGGTTAAGGCTTTAATGTCCATAACCGAGTTTAGTTGGTCTGTCGTTTGTGTTTTGAATGGTTCTGATTTAAGAATGTATTTCTATCAGCGTGATGAACAATGGGAGAAAGATGTGCTTGAACCTAAAGTCATAGACTTCAACAACAGGATAGCTAATTTAGATTGGTATGACCCTTTTGATACCAAAGAAGCTGGTTACATCACACCGCAAGACAATGGTGAATCAACCGAATTAACAAAGCAAGACCAAGTACATATTGATAACATTGTGGCTTGTGAAGCACAAATAAAGAATCTAAAAGCATCAATTGAAGAAGCTAAGAAAGGTATTATGATGTCTATGAAAGATGCTAAAGAAGGCTATTCTGAGAGCCATAAGGCAGTCTGGCAGACTGTTAATTACAAAGCACAACCTGAGAAGCTAGTACCAGCAAAAGATGCTTACACTTCAAGAAGATTTAGCATTAAAGAATTACCAAAAAAAGATTAGATAATAGTTGTATATTTAGTTATTAAAACTATTATTTTTATAAAAACTTAGTCTAAAAAATATACCTAAAATCTTTGAACAATAGTTGTAAATATCTGTGTATTTGCTAAAGTACACATATTGATTAAGGAGAAAAACATGACTAACCAAAAACACAAATTTACTTACGACAAAGAAAACAAAAATCTTGCATACTATCGTGGCTTTACAGTACACCTTTCAAGAAGGAGAGTACAAAAGGGTTATAGCTATGCAACAGAAACAGCTTACTATGTTAGGGAGATAAAGTTTCGTGATACTAATAGAGATTCTTTTAAAGCAAGATTAGACCATTGGCTTAAAATAAACTTTAACAATTGCAGACAGTATCTAAGCGACTAAGGAGAAAAACATGACTAACCAAGATAATAAATTAACTTACAATAAAAACAAAACTAGAGCCTATTACAAAGGTTTTGAAATAAATGTTTATAGGTCATCAGGATATAACAGTTCATCTTATAAAATGTATTATGAATGTTATGAAGCTAAGTGTTCAGGTTTTACTAGAAAACAAATAATGGAAAATATAGATGACAATATAGAATTTCTAGGATTAAAAAAATAATCAATTCTCTTCTATAACGAGTCGGTAATTTCTATCGGCTCGTTTTTTTACTTGTACCGCATAAGTAGAATCTAATAACTCTTCACCAGCTAGTTCAAAATCTCTTTCTTCCATAGCTTCTAGCATCTTCGTGAATTTTAGTAACCGATTGATGCCTAAGCAAAAACACATATCTGCCAAAACTAATCTGACGTTGTAAGGCATGGTTTTCCAAAAAGGTATATTTCTATCAAGATCATTAAAAACATTGTCCATATCGTTAGCTAACATTAATTCAGCTTCAGCAGATGTAATACCATTGTCGGTTAAATTACGACCAACACCTATGGTAGTTTTATCGCTAGTGCATTGATAAGGATGTAACTTCATACCTTCATTCTTGATAAGCATTTCTTTCAACTCAGCAATTAATTCAATTGTTACGCCTGTTTCAATCATTTTGTATCAGTCTTTTTTATTTTGTCATAAGTACGCAAACCTGACATTCCTAATAAAGCCATAAGAATTGCTGAGAGTTGTGAAAAATCAAACTCAGGCATTTCTATATCTATGCCAGAAGTTTTAATTATTACTTCAATGATTGGCGCTAAAATAAAATGATAACCAAGAGCAAAAGAACATATCCAACCAACAGAGGGTCGCCAATTTCTTTGAAAGGGTGAACCTTTGGCTTCTATTTTATTGACTTCAATCTGCGCTAAGTTAGCTTGATGAAATAAAGTCGATAATTCGTGGTCTAATTTAGCTTGTAAATCTTTATCTTTTACAAACTTGCCTACTAAATCACTTACAGGTTTAATTAAATTTTCAATCATCCTTTTCACCTCTTAGAATTTTTTCTAATTTTAATTTCTTTTCTTCAGTTGTATCAGCGTGTAAATCTTTATCAACTATCTTTTCTAATTTAAGGGATTCTATCTTAGTATTGCTGATATATCGCCATGTGTAGCCATCACGACCATATACACCAAAAACAGTAGTACCCATGCCAATTTTGATTATCATGGCTTGTTCGCCATCTAGTAAGACCTTATCGCCTTCGTTGAATTGTGCGTTTAATTTAAACTTTAAACCTTTGATAAAAGATACTGAATAATCTTTAAGTGCTAAACCGCCTAAGACACTTGCGATAAATATTGAGATTTCAACATAATATTCTTCAAAGTTCATTCTACATAAAAAAGGCATTGATAACTAAGGAAGATAAAAGACCAATAACAATTCCAGCTATTTGCCATAATCTTTTATTGGTAGTATTTATATCAAATTCAATTGAATCTAATCTGCGAAAATTCTCTTTCCATTTTTGTTCACAAATTCTTTCATGCCTATCTAAAGCACTTGATACTTGTTCAACAGTTGGCTTTTTAGTCGATTGTCTTGGTTTCGCTGTCGCTTTCTTTGGCATTTCCTATACCTCTAAGGCTTTCTAATAATGATTTTGATTTTAGATCAACCAATTGTTTTTTATCAGCAAATTCCCTAGCCATTGGTTCAATCTCAATACATCTTTGCTGTAAGTTTAAAAGATCGTCAAACAAACTTCTTTGTTCATCAGTCATATCTTCTTTGTTAAATTCTTCAACCTCACCATTATCATTTCTAACTTGTATATCTGACATATTATTCTCCTATTGTTTTTGTTTCTGATGTTGGTGTAATCAATTCAGCTATGGTTGCATCCAGACCAGCTTTCATTTCTGTAACTGTATCAGCAGTCATAGCTGTTTCTACCCAACCTTGTACATCACTCACAGTTAAATCTGCAAAAGTGGTAAAGCTTGATAAGTCTGAAGTATCTAATGATTGTGTGCCATATACTGTTGCAGAAGCATTAACAGTTCCGCCAAGTCCATCGCTTACAGTATTAGTATCATCAGTAGCTGTTAGTCGCCAATGCACATTAAAAACAGTATCAGCGTTGCTGTCTATTGTTTTTGTGTCCACTGTTTTTACATCCCATGCGTATGATATTGCCATATTATCCCTCTAGTGTTTCTATTCTTGATTTTAAATCATCAATTATAGTTTGTTGTTCTTGAATTGCTTTCATAAGATAAACAGTCATGCCACTTGGATTAAACCAACGTTTGCCATCTTTAGGATTTATTGGATATGCTTCTGGAAACTTATCTACTTCATTTTGTGCTATATAACCTTTTATTTCTTTTTTATTTTCATCACTTTTATATGTAAAAGTAGAAGGTTTTATATTTTTAAAACTTTCTAAAACATTTTCATCCCAATCTTTTACATTTTCTTTAAAAGCTATATCCGAACCATTGACAGAAAAAACTGTGCTAGTTGAATCACTTAGTATGTAACCTACGCCTCCTCCTGCATTATTTTCAAAATACATTGGAAAATAATTATTAGATGCATTTGCTTTTGTAACAATTCCTGAATAACCTGAACCAATATTATTTATACGACCACCATGATTAGCCCCTGCATCTATTGTAAATTTAAAAGTAGCAGTTGGACTTGTAGTGTTAATACCAAGATTACCAGCCGAATTAATTCTCATTCTTTCTGCATTTGCAGTATTAAATGTAATAATTTCTCCAGCAGAACTTGATTGCCCAAATAGCCTTATATGAGTTCTTTGATTGCCATCACCTGATAGTGATAACCAACCTGCATTTTTACCATTCAGATAAACTCCATTTGAATCACTGAAAGCAGATAAAGTAGAGTGGTCGTCAAAAAGTGCAGTGTTATTACCAATTACATAGCCTGTTGTAGTTGTTGTTCCAGCAAAAGTAGAATTTAAATTTTCATCAATACTTAAAGCAGGTGTTGTACCTACAGTAGAACCTTTACCAATAATTAAATCATCAGCAGAATCGTCTAACCCAATGTAATAATCTTGAGCATTGCCATCAAAAACAATCTTAGTATCTTCCTCACCACCATCACCAATAGTTAAAGTAGGTGTTGTGCCTTTTAAAAGTAAACTATTACTTATATCTGCTGTTCCTGTAGTTACTAAATTACCATTTACAGTTAAAGCACCAGATGTAGCATTATCTGCTGTGATTGATAAAGGCAAAGTAATCCATGCGTTGTTTGCAGAATTTCTTAACTTTAATAAATTATTTGTTGTATCTATCCACCATTCGTAAGCGAATTTTGTGGAAGGTTCAGATGAACCTGAGTTGTTAGATGCTATTGCATCTAAAGCGTTATTTAAGTCTGCTCTGAATGACGAACCGCTTTGGTTAATCAGGTCGTAATCGTGCTGTGCCATTTAAAA